ATTACCACCTAAATCCATCATACCACCTTCTGCAGCTGATTGTCTATAATCTTCTGGGACTACAAACCTAAAATCATCAAATTGAGCTAATAATTCTGGTAAGCCAGAATCATCTTTTCTAGAAGCTGCTATTACAGAGTCTAAATCTTCGTCTTCGATGTCCTCTTTTGCTAACGCACCTGCAAGGATAGATGGTCCACCTATAAGTGCTAAATCTCTTAATAAACTAGATTTTGCTACTTTTTTACCTGCTGTTTTAGCTAAAGCCTCATTTACACTAGCATCTATACCTCCTGCCACACTAGTCTTACCACCTAATGATTGAACTAATTTTGAAATACCACTTGTTTCTCCTGTAGGGCTAACACCACCAGGCAACAATGTTTTAAGCGCTGCCATTCTATTACCTGATTGTAGTTGACCTAAAAAAGATGCTGGATTTTTAGCAGCGGGTAATCTCCCTGCAAATTGAGGTGCAAAATATATAGTAGCCGCAGCCAAGGCTAATTTACCTAAATCACTCTTAGCTATTTTTTTAACTGCTCTAGCGGCTTTTTTAAATGGTTTTGTGACTGATTTTACTATACTACCCAAACCGTAAGCTTGTCTTGGAACAATACCACCTTCTTCTAATTTAAATCTTTCTGGTAATAAAAATCTAAACTCATCAGCATCTGCTAATACTTTTTCTATACCTGTCTTTTCAGGTTCCTTAGGTTCAGGAACAAGGTTTTGTTTAAAAAGTGTTGGTATAAATTCACTATCGCCACCACCTTGAAATCTATCTTTTTGAATTACGTCTGTTACATTCTCACCTATGATAGCTCTAGTTAAAGCGTCCTCTAATTCTTTTGTTCTCTCAATACCACCTTGTGGTTTAAATCCTAATTTACCAGCAAGAGTGTCACCAAAATTTTTTCTTCTATCTAATTCTCTTCTAATATAATTTATAGATAGGTTTTGCGCTGCATCTCCTATAGGACTAGTAATACGATTAAAGAAACTTCTTGCTACACTAGGTGCAGGTTCTCTATCAAACTTATCTGGGTCTGCTGTTATCATAGGAGGGGAACCACCATCACCACCTTGTTGTATAGTTGTTAACTGTTGAGCATAAGTTGGCCTTGCAAATTCATCGCCTCCGCCAAATCCATCATCGCTGCCACCAAACTCTCCTCCGGCTAATCCACTTTCAACATCACCGTAGTCAATAAAGCTTGGAATACCCATAGCTGTCATGATACCAGAACCACCAGCGGCTCTTAACATGTCTGCTTCTTTTGGATTTATGTATGCAAGAAACTCACCTGGAGGCGCCATCATTTTAGCATCATCTAATGATACTCCGCCTTCTGCCAGTAGTTGTCTTGCTATTTGTGCTCTAGTTATTGCCATAGATAAAAATACTATATTTGTTGCTCCTTTACAACTTAGAATCACCACCCAAAGGTAGTGCTTCTACTGTGATTTTAACGTCTCTTCTTAAGTGTTCTCGTTTAGTGTCAGTGTTTGGGTCATTTACATCAGCCGTAGCCTCTGCATCTGACATATATTCTTTACCTGTCACAGTATTAGTAAGAGTTACCTCACTCTGAGGTGTAATAATAGGCACTCTTTTACCGTTAATCTCTTCGTACCTTAATGATGCTTCTTGTTCAATAAATGGCATTATGTCCTCGTTATTTGTAATATCGCAGCCGTCATCTTAACCACGTTAGTTTGTGACGTTTGCATCTTTAATATATCACCTTCTTCTAAAATTAAAATATTATTAAAAGTTAACATATCCGCACTATCACTAGCATTTACTACGTTCGTACTAAACTCAAAATCAGTGCTAGCAGAGCTATCCCTAACTTTAGTCGTAACTGTTAGAGCAGATCCATGAGTATTAAATAATCTTATAGTTTTAATAATAGATGTAGTAGCTGTAGGTGATGTATACATATTTACATCAGATCCAGCTGAACTGATTGTTGCTTGTATATTTTTATAAACATTTGCCATTACGATAAAAAGAAATTAAATCTTTGTTGCTCCTCTTTTTCTGTTTCTAAAAACGTTGAGTTAAGTTGTTCTACAACTGTGGTTAAAGCTCTATTAATTTGTTTTTGGTTAGAGATGTCATACTCTTGTTTTGGTTCAGGTAATCGTACTACTATTTTTGCCATTATCTTCTACCATCCGGTTGTAGATCTAGTGTAATCGTACCAAATCTCCATGATTGACTAGCACCATCATTTTCTATTTTAATATTTGCATATCGTCCCCTAGTTCTTGTATCTAATTTATTTGTAGAAGATGAAACTGTAAATGGACTTAATGTGGTTGCACTATCTGATTGCTGTGGGAACCTTTTTACAGACATAGTAATTTTAGAATCACCTTGTAAATTTTTAAAATCTGGTAGTATCCTTCTCATAAACAAAAAGAACTGACCTGCTGTGCCTTGTACATCTAAATCAAAATCAAATGATTTTATATTTGATGCAACAGTTGTAGTTGTTCCATCAGGATTAATTTGATCCGTGCCTATCTCATGTTCAAATAAAGTAGTTTGTCCCAGTCCTGATACACCAACTATTGTAGGAAAAGTGCCCTCTGCAGTAGAATCAAATTTAGTTCCAAAAGGTTTTGGATAAATTGTTCCGTCTATCCAACTTGTTCTAGCTTCAGATCCAATATACCAGATAGGAAGTTGTGGGCCACTTTCACCATAATTATAAACAACGTATTGATTATTATAAGTTGACGAAGTAGTAGGATAATACCAAGTTACTTCACCAAAAAGATTATTTAGTCCAGCGTTTACTTGTTGACCTTTTGTGATATCTAATTGATCAAACACATAATCTTCAACAGAACATGTTAACGTTTTAACTGTACCATCATACAAAAAGAAACCATTAGGACTCATCCAATATGCAACACCATCTACTTCAACCGCAGCATTCTTACCTATAAGTCCACAGTTTGTTCCTACTTGTTCAAAACCAAATGTAAAAGGTGCTCCTACAAATTTCATGGTATACAAAGCATTGTCGGTCCAAATCAAAATAGTTTCTTTAGCTTTCAAAGCACCAATAATTCTACTACCATCTTGTAGTCTTTGTGTTCCAGCGGCGTTGGTTACAGAAGGTGTGTAAGTATTTATATCTTCTTGATCAGAGAATCTTATAAACATATCATCTTGTGTTGTAGGATCACCTATTGTTGTTTCTGTTCCAAGATGAATTAAGTGTCTTGTTGTTGGAGATATTAAACTAGCTCTTGTTGCGGTAGGATTGCTACCTGTTGCAAAACCAGAAGTGGTTGTTGCAGCTCTTGTTGTTAAAGGTAATGTGCCTCCTGCATCCCAAGTAAATGTTTTACCATTAGCAATCGTTGCTACTAATACTTGTCCAAAATTATCTAGTGACCAAAGTCCTGGTTCTAGTTGCACAGTTGATGCAACTGTTGCTTCACCCCAATCAGAAAAGTTTGTAGCATCTGTTACAGCTGTTCCATCTGAGTGAGCAGCTTTGTCTGTTCCGTTTACACCTCTTACGATAGTTTGTAAATTAGCACCTGCAATAGATGCGTAAGATATCAACTCACTTTCTACTAAAATTCTACCCGCAGAAGTAAAGTTTGTTGTTGAAGTTAATGTAATGTTTGTTCCAGATCCACCCGTGCCGTTTGTATCATTTAATAACGCACCATTTAAAGTTGATGTTGCAGCACCAGCTACAGTTCCTTGCCACTCAGATATACCCCAACCATAACCATAAGATTGTGCAGCTGGACCAACTCTAACATAAGGTGCAATATCTATACTACCACCAGGACCAGCGTTTGCTGGTGTACCTGAAGTTGTTACTGTTACTTGAAACTGTGTAGCATTTAAAACATTTGTGACTTGAAATTTTTTACCATCAAAATCAGAAGTAGAATAACCACTACTTCCTGGTAGTGTCGTATCATCTAAAAAAACAATATCACCAGGTTCTAAACCATGTGCAGTGCTACTTGTAATTGTTACTAAGCTTGATCCTGAAAATGTTTGTATAGTCGCATTTTCTATTTCAGTATCTAAGGGTGTAATGTCATAAAGCTGGCCTTCAAAATATAACAATAAAAGTTTATCTGTTCCGATGGCCACGTATCGGTTTCCATCTAAATCTACAAACGGAAACATTTTTCTAGCTACACCAACGATAGTGTCTGTAACTAAAGATGACCACCCACCTACTTTTTCTGGTAGTTGATATCTAAATCTTACATTATCACAATCAACCCAACGTCCTTCTGCTCCGACAGT